CATATCTCTAAATTGGTTCTGCTCTGCTCGCTCAGCAGCGTAAGTGTCTTGTGCTTGTTGGTATTGTTCAACTACAAATTCACGCTCGATGTCAGACTTCGCTCGATCTTCTAACAGACGTCGCTTGTCTTCATCACGCTCACCAGACGCAACAGCCTGTGCTTCTCGCAAAGCTGCCATGGCCTCATTGCGTTCACCTTGAGCTAAGTCCCTGTTTTGTAGATACTGCTCCAGCTCAAACTGTGATTTCCTAGCTGCTTCTTTGTCAGACATGAGCTGTCGTTCGATGACATCACGACGCTCTGAGAGCAACTGTTCTTGATAGCCTTCGTATTCAGACATCTGGTAACGTCGTTCGTCACCAGTCTTCCTACGATTGATCCGCTCCATGGCTCGTTGATATTGGTTCTCCTCTTGTTGGAGACGTCTATCATCAAGGCCAATGGCCATGTTGGCGTTTTGCAATTCACGGTTGCGATCAAACTCATACTGCTGCTGCGCCAAAGACGCAGCTTGTGACTTTGCCGCCTTGTTTGCGCCGTACATACTTCCGGCTAGACCGAGTGCCGCAGAAAAAAGTGCCATTGTTTCTCCTCCGCTTTAGATTCTGATTACGCCAAGAGCGTTACTAAATGCAGACGGGGTGCTCGAATAACGAGGGTCTTCCTCACTACCGCTATTTAAGAACGAGTTATATTCGGACGTGCTCATCGGTGTAAAATTTTGATTACCAAATACTGAGCTTGCACCGAATCCAGTACCCCTTTGAGAAGACGCTTGACGCTCTGCCGCCGCAGCCGCATCAGACTTCAATCGCCTATCCTGTCCGTCTAGCGACGCAATCATGTCGGTGATTTCGTCCATAGCTTGCTTAGCTTTATAAAGTCTTACCTCGCTTTCCTTACCAGCAACGCCATCTCTCATAGTGGAGACGTCTTCGAAGTTATAATAATCACCTGTTTTGATTTGCTCTAAATAGGTAATCATGTCTTCTTCGAGTTTAGACCTGTAGGCTTGCAGCTCTTGAATCTTGGCATCAACACTTCGTTGTCCACCAGCTATGTTTGACGCAATGCCATCAACACGACCACCAGTAAACTGGCCAAGGTCGGAACCAATTTCGTTTAGTTGACGAGAGGCATTATTGAAGCCGCCTTCATTATAAAGCTGAATGTCTCCAAGACCGCCTGTGACACCGCTTATTCGAGAGTCAAGCGCGTCCAACGCGGTCTTCCTGTTGCCTCGTAATAATTCGCTTCGGTCAGAGATTGTCTTGTAATAATCTTCCAAGCCAGTAACTTCATAAGGAAGTACAGACGAGAAACCAGATGCGTCAGTCTTAAAGTCTGCAAGCGACTGGTCTAAAGCGTTCAACCCACCCATGCTGTACATGTCTGTACCGAAAGCAGAGTCACGTATGCCACGAATACCTGCTATAGTATCGGCCTCATAGTCATCTATGCGCTGAGTTTCCGCGTTGTAATCTGCATTTATACCCGCCAAGCTATTTGACGCATCAGAAAAACCACCAAGCTCCTGTGAGAAGTCAAAGCCAAGCTCAGAATTAAACTGACCTGCTTCTCGTTTCAGCCTAGCAATTTCCGCCTCTATCTCGTTAACGCGAGACATGTCAGTAATGCCAAGACCAGCAGCTTCATTAGCTAAGGTATTCACATTCGTGTTTAATCCTGTCTCGTAAGTGCTAATCCTTGATAGTTCTGCGAGCTTCGCAGCATCAAGAGCGGCAATCTTTCCCTCTATGCCCGAAATATAGTCGGCTTGATTTGCATCTCCAAACCTTGATTGATTATAAAAACCACTTGATGCTAGGTTTTGGCCATCAATCGAAATATCAGAAAGAGTATTCTCTAGGCCAGATAGGTCTGAACCTAAGCCAGCACGGTTCACGCTATTCGTGAGTGCTCCAGCCGCTTGCTCCAAAGCAGTGCCTTCTTGCATAAACGCGTCATACTTAGTCTCACGTTCATCGTACAATCCAGCAATATTGTTACTAAGCGTCTGCCCTCTATCGTACAAGTCGTCGCCAAGAGTGCTATTAACAGTCTCCAATGTAGGCATGTCAGCAATAGTGATTGATCCCCAAGGCGAGTTAACCACGGGATTAAAAATAGGAGCATCCCCGAAGTCTTGGCTACTCGCATCTAATGAGCCGTAATCGAAACCTTTCAAATCTGAGCTGACCCCAGCCAACACATCTTCGTTGACGCCCGTTGTATTAGGGTCGTCGTACAGGTCATAGATGTCCGCGTTATTAAACGCAGTCTCGCCAGCAGCAAGGCTGTTCGCGGCATTGGACAAGTTGGTATTGAAGGTGTTAACGCCAGCGTTGTACGTGTCAGCCTCGGTCTGATAACCAGCTAATGTGTCCGCTGCGAATTTTGCCTTCTCCGCCGTATAATCTGGTGGTGGGGCTGGTGGTGATCCTCCTCCTCCGCACATATTACTTCTCCTTCTTTATTTGTTTAACAAATGTGTAACCGACATGGTCATATCCCAGATGCTCTAATAGACTTTTTGACTGGTCTATCATTACACCAGTGCTAATCGCTGGCCTTATTTCATTGGCCCCATTATCTTTTGCCCACTTCTCNAAAAATTTAAACAACTTAACCCCAGCAACGCCACCTCTTTTAGAGGGGTCTACAAACCAGACATAATCACAAGCCACTTTCCCGTAGCTAAAGAAAAACTCTGTTAGATAACCAAGGTAAAAACCCATTATCTTATCTTTATCATCCACCGCTACTGCACTGAAATTATCGTTCGAATCCATGTGATGTGAAACAAACCTTTTCACTTTTTCTGTGTCCCACTCTACTGCGTTATACTTGCTTTCAGCCCACATTTTCGTTCCCAATGCCACGCCTTCATTTATGTCATCGTGAGTTGCGTACCTTACTTTCATTATAAGCCATCCTTACGTGCTCAATACTCCAACTGAATATGTAACCTCTAGGTTTGCGGCTGATGACGCACCAGTAACCGTATATCCGATAGCGTGGCTGGTACTAACATCAACAACTTCTATAGGCGTTCCCAAAACAGACTCATTACCCGCCGATGTAACAGCAATTACGTCACCGTAATTAACCCCATCTACGTTGATCTGGATGCTACAAGACCCACTAGACAGGAGGGCTGAGACAGCTTCTATCCTAATCTTTTGTTTGAAAATTCGCTGGATTGTGTACGTCTGATTGGCGGCAGTTGCTTGTATGTCATACATACTGGTGCTGGACAGGTTAGAAGGAAGCTGCGCGACGGGTAACCGCCCCGTGCTATCCAGTGATGCCACGCCATTTGCATTGCCTTTATCAGTAACAGCTATGCTTGAAGATAGGTCAATAGACCCATACTCAAGGGCTGTTCCAGTACCGTTTACCTTAACGAACTGACCTGCATTCCCTGTCGCAAATGTAGGGAGGGATGAATCGGGCGAGGTTCGCAACCACTGCGTACCATCATAGAACTTTAACTGATTTGGAACCTGTGATGTGTCGTGCCACAAGTCGCCAGTACCTGCACCTGATGGAGTATTAGGAGAAACAGACAGTTTCGCCTTGTCCGAAAGGTTGCTTACAAGGTTTGCGACCTTGGCTTGGGTTAATGCACCATCATCTATTTTAATTTTATCAAACTTCAACAAGCCACTGTCTGTGTGCGCAAAGTTCTCTTCGAACATAAGGCCAGTAACAGCCTGAACAGACGTGTTCTCCACTGTGATGATGCTAACAAGGTTATTCGTTGGCACACCTGTGTTGAACTGAACGGTGTTCTGGTCTGGAATAAGTGTGTAGTCGTTTGTACCGCCGTCACGCTGAAGAATACCGTTCTTGTAAACTTGTAGCTTTGTGTTCTCATCAAAGGTAAATGGGAAGTTGATCTGTGTCGCAGCCGTGAGAGTGTCTACTCGGTTATAGCCAGTGATAGACGTGGCCCTAATCTTAAACGCGCTTACTACCTGACCTGTCGTTAGGCCGGAGTTGAAAGTAATGACACCTGATGATGTACTGCCCCCGGATTCGTCTTTAGTGTAATCATCTGCTGAGCCTTCGTTCTGTAAGACGCCATTTACATAGACCAGAAGCTCATCTGTCGTAGCGAAAGAATAATCGAATGATGTCTGAGCCGAAGTCGCGGTAAAGTTTGCACGACCAAAGATGATAGGAGCACCAATTTCACCAACAGTCTGCCCCTTCTCTCCTCGCAATTCAGCGAGTGTGATGAGGGTTTTCCAGCCTGTTGTTTCGCTGGTGTACTCGCCCACACGGTATTGAATACCAGTGGTGACGTCCTTGCGGAACTCCACGGGGCCGTCCCAATTACCGTTGGCGTCAAAAATCTTAGCGAAAAGTTCGCCAATCGTCTGATTGCCTAACTCTGCTGCGTTTAGATAGCGCACAACAGATTCAAACTCAGTATTAATATTACCGCTTGAACCGTAGTTCTGTGGGTACTGTTGTCTTATACGCGCCATCTTATTTCCTCACATTGACAGCAAACCCGATGATCCTCATTAGGCCACTGCCGCCAGTTGTCTTTATTCGGTATTGAGCCGCTCGGTAGCGATGTAACCATTGTCGCTCGTATTGACGTGATAATGGCACACCCGCAAAGTGATTGTCGTCCGCAGTATCATCTACCTCTATGACCATTGAGCCGATCACTCGTCCATTGTCATCTTGCGCATCTATGTTGATTTTACCCTTGCCAGCAGCTTGGATGATAATGGAGTGGGTGTCCTTGGTTTCGGACAAACTACCGTGCCAGAGAAGTGGTGTAAGTATTTCCATCTCAGGCGTTACTGAGTTATCAACCTCTTCTTCGGGCTGGAGAATCTTATAGACCCCGCCTGTAGTGCCGAACAACAACCGGCCATTAAGAAACGACCCACACCTAGCCCTCAAAAAGTCACCCGTTGAATACTTCGGTATTGATTCACCAGACTCCGGGTTCATTGATAGCGTCAGACGTGTGCAAAGTTGGTTCCCCGGAAGAGGAAAGAAGACGTGGTATTGGCCATTGTCTTGGTCAAACACTGCGCTTATTTTCTCAGGGTTATCGACGGAGTTGAACAGCTCCCGATACAGCAAGTCTATTTTGTCCGACAGGCTGTAGGAATACACGAGTATCCCGTTGTCTTCCGACCTCTTGATCGAATGGATACCAGATCGCGAGCAGAAAAGAAGGTCTGTTCCCGCGTTCTGAATTGTATTGTGGCTCGCGCAGCCGATGAATATGTTCGCGTTGTCGTCGAGAAGCCATCGTGTGTAATCCGGGTCTGTTCTGTAAATTAAAGCCCGATCCGCAGCAAACACTACAAGTCTGTTTTGTTCGAACGAACCAAGCCCGGTGATTTTATCGGCAGTGCCGAGAAAGTTTGCTACGTCAAATTCAAATGCTTTTGCTTTATCTTCTGAATCTTCGGCCTCATCATCTGGCCATATCTCGTCTTGGTTTACGCGAGACACATAGACAGTTGTTTCATTCCCTGAAACTCCGCCAACAACAAGCCTAGACTGAGTGGACGTGCTATATGCAGGTCTTAATTTATCCATTGATGGAGACGCATTAGCGTAAAAGTCTGCGCCATCAAAGCGTCTGAGCTGGCGAGCCTTGGCTGCAAAAATAATGTTTCTGTTGAAAATAGTAGAGGATACGACGTCGCTAGAGGTATAGGCGTTTTCCACAATCTTACCGCCGTCAGACTTCAAGTCTAACCCAGCTCCCGTCCTTTCTACATACACATACTTGTTCGCCCCATAGAAGCTGACGTGTTCAACTACGCGCTCTCCGCTCAACGGAATAGCCGATGGGTCTCTGACCATTTGTCCGCGCCAATCACAAGACCCGTTCTTAACAATAGACAGATGTTGGGATTTGCCCGTGTCGAGAGACGTGACATCTCTGGAGGTATCAAGACCTTGGAAGTCTTCATACGCAAATGTCGTGACCCTGACGCCTGACGGTGACTTTACTCCAGCCATTAGGAGGCCACCGTTCCGTTATACTTGTTAGTTATCAGACCTTCACTGTTTCTTTTGTTCGTACCTCCATCACGGACTTTCATCTGTATCTTTGTATTCCCATTGAGGGCATGCCACATGTGCTGGTTTAAGCCCTTGTTATACATAGGCATATAGATGCTCACCTTGTCGCTAGATTGCTGTAAGGAGTAATGGTAGAGAAGACCTTGGATAATAATTGGGTCTGGTACTTTGCGAACATCAGTCGATGAGGTGTAATAATCAATCTCAGTGCCATCGTGATAAGGATGTACTCGGACATCATCTATAACCATGTTGGCAAATTCTACGAACATGAGCATCACATCACCGTCTACCGTTCCGGGGTGAAAGTCTCCAAACCTGCGGAGTGCTTGCATCGCAAGCGTCTCTAGGGGTGAATGTTTATCCCCTATATGCGAGTTGATATTACTCTGTTCGGCCATGGCTATTTCCTAACAATTCGTCCGTTCATAACAAAATGGTTCTGAGAGAACCGATTTGCATCATCAGGCTTGACCTTGTACTCAAGGCGTCCATTGCTGAAGTTGCGGATAGGAGATACGCCAGCAACCTCGAACATTGATGGCTCAGAGTTCCGCGACTCAAACCAAACAAAGTCTGGCTCAGGTGCTTTCACTGGTGCCGCCTTTTCCTTGGGCTTCTCAGCCACTTCCCATGCTTCATTTACATCAGGAGTGCTAGGATCGTCAGATTTGTAGTGTCCTGTTTCGGTTCTTGCCCGGCGTTTAGTTATCTTCGTATTCATGTTAATCCTCCAAAAAATAAGGGGGTGCATTGCACCCCCTTAATATCGCTCTTTTATAAAGAAAGGTCGTCCCGCTTATGAAGCTACGCGAGTATTCCAGTTCTTAATATAAGCATGCGTCTTGTCCTGAAGTAGCTCTAAGCCACACTCGGTCATGTATTCACTGAGTGTTGCATCGAGATCAGGTGCTTGACGATTTTCCAGCATCTGCGTATCGCGACCCTGAAGGTAACGGTACGACAAGAATGGGAAGTCGACGATCAGCATAGCATCCTTCATGCCCGGAATCTGACGGAACTGAGGGTGTAAGTGAACCATCAAATCACCAGCAAAACTGGAATACTTGGTTAACGATACACCGTAAGTTCCCTCAACAGCCGTAGGCTGCCAACGGTCTTTACCAATCTGCTGTAGCTGATTAGCGACGTTCTCGCCAACAAAAGCAATCTTCTGTGAAGAGCCATACTTAAAGATGGTAGAGATCAGCAAGCTGTCAAAACCTTCTTCAGTCATTTGCCCTGCACCAGTACCACCATAAGAAGCGAAGTCGGTGTTAATGTCGACCACATTGGTGAGGCTGTTGATAAGACCGCCAGTGAAGCGAGTAGGCTGAGCTGTTGAACCATTGCTCTCATGCTTCACACCAAACAGCATCGCACGTTCGATGTCTGACATGTGTAACTTGAGGGCTTTAGTCATTGCCTCATCCATCTTGTCGCCAGTACGCAGATGCGTAGAGTTCAACGTATTCGATACGCTAAACGCTGTACGGAAGATTTGGCAGAAGTTGTTAGCTACGACGGCATCAAATGAGATAGCAGTCGGAGCTGATCCACCTTCAGAAGCAGCATAGCCAGCAATGAACAAGTCAGCATTATCAGCAATCTGGTGAGCAGTGCCGCCGATATTACGGGTCGCAGTCAGGGTTGTACCTGTTGTGTCCGCAGTAACGTGCATTACTTCGCCAGTTGCGCTGTTAATGACGATTGAGCCGCCGATGGCAAACTTGTTGTCGTCAGACGCGTCAAGGGTGATAGTTGTAGTAGATGTACTAGCTACAGCTCCATTAACTTTCATCTTACGATCAGGAAGCTCATCTCTAAAGTTTTTGAACTCACTGTCGTCAGTTGCTTCGGAAGAACCCATCGCCAACAAAGCGTTGAGGGGGGCATTTCCTTGTGGTTCTAAGAGAGTGTATAGCTCTCGGTAATTCTTGGGGCGGAAGTCAGACGAAAACTCGCCAGTCCCGCGCAATCCTTGGATAGCAGCCATGGTTAAATCTCCTTTAAAGGCTGTTAAAGAAACGGGTTAGGTCGAGCAACGCGGGATATTCCATCACGTATGCCCTAGTTGTTTATGCGGCTGGGCCTTAGCGCAACCATCTGCATTAAGTAGAATATACGCCTAAAGAAAAGTTTTTTCGTCCCTATCAAAAAAAACCCCCCAGCCGTAGTTAATACCTAGCAACTGGGGGGCAAACACCTACAAGTAGGCAGGGGAGAAACTACATACCTTTTTTGGCCATAGCGGCCTGAGTGAACTTGTCGAAGGTGCTGTCTCCAACTGGAGACGCTTCGTTCGATCCACCGCCGGGGGTTGATCCCAGAGAGCCAGTAAAGGCTTGTCGGCGTTGCGCTATGCCACGCATACGCTCCATCTCAGGCGAGTCCATGTTGTTTTTGAAGTCTGACATTACATTTGCTGTGAGTTGTGGATCAGCAAAGTCTTCCAAAGTGTAGCCACGCTCAGCCGCAAACACCATGAAGTCTTGCGCCTTTTCGGCTGGGAGCTGTAGCCCCTGCTGAACACGATCTAAGTTGTTGGCAATTTGTCGACGTACAGTTTCTACCTGCTGTCCTGTGCTGTTCTGAACCTGAGCCTTGGCTGCGTCTGCAACACCTTGGTTCTGTGCCGCCATCTGACGGATCATTGCCTGAGTTCGTGCAAGCTCTTGCTGCATTTGCTGCATACCCTGCTGACCACCTTGGATCATTTCTTTGTATCCGGGCGGCAAGCTGGCAGCGTTCTCTTGCTCCCACTTTTGCAATGAAGAGTCTAAGTCTGACGGGTCTGCTTTCATGTCGCCAGATTGCTTACCCTCCGTGTTCCCCATCGTAGGGTTGCTGGTCTGAGCCTTATAGATGTTGTTCATCTGGTCAGCGACCTGCTTAGAGTTCAGGTTCGGATTGTCGCGCATGATCTGATCGACAAGGTCATACACAGGTTTATACTGCGCATTCTTGTAGTTCATTGAGCTATAGCGATCAAAAGTGGATTTGATTTGTTGGGGAGTTAAGTCGCGTTGACCCTGCCCTTCACCAAAATCAACTTGGTAAACAATAGCATCGGCAGACATCTTGTCGCCCTCTGTTTGAGGGGAGCCTTGTTCAGCCGCCTTATCCTGAGTGCTATCTGCTTTAGGGGCTGCTTTAGGAGCTTCGCCCTGCGGTGCGCCCTGCGGTGCTGGGGCCACTTGTTGAGGGTCTACGCCCATTCTTTTTGAGGCGATGCCATCAACTGCTGCCATCATTTGTTCGGGTGACTGTGGTGTTGCCATTTTCTATCTCCTGTCCCGGCCTTAGCGGGGTTGCTTTTAAATTTAGGTCAGTATCAGCTTATTGTTTGAGCTTGTCGTCCATGACGATTTCGTTCTCTAGTTTAACGGCCAGACGCTGAGGAAGCTCAAGCAGCCGCTTGGCTGAAAAGATTGCGCCACGTCTGAAGTTTATCTCATCAATGTGCATGGTTGATGACTCGGCTATTTCCATAGCAACGGAAACTATCTCTTGCTCCATTACTTCGTGTAAGACTTGCCAGCCGGATGATTTATCGAGTTCTTTAAGTTTGCGTAATTTTTCTTTTGATGTCATGTGTCCCGATCAATCCTATTTAGATGAAACCGCCTTAGACTTCTTGTTCTTTGTGCATTTAGCTGGTGCTGCTATAACGGGCTTGTGTGCCTTGTCTTTTACACTCATTGACCTTCTCCCATGTTAATACCTAGTTTCATGAATACCGCTAACGCTATAAATATGAGGACACTCGATGTCGCTATTTTAAGAGCGGTTTGGCCCATGGTCTTTTTTGCAGAACGCCATGAATCTATTAGGTTTCTAAGTTCCTTAATATCTTCTTGGGCGTTCGTTCCATCAAGACCAGCTTCAGCAAGTGCTTGTTTTGCACCATCCTTAGCCGCAAGGGTAAGCAGAGCTTTCAGTTCATCATTATCCAAGTCGATATTCATACTGTAGTGCTCTCAATTTACGGCAATTATTCGGGGGCAGTCGGTAAGACTACCTCCCGTGGATCGGCTAAATCTAAATTGTTAGCAGGTAAATCACGCAAGGCTTGTCGATAAGTCTTCCATTGATTTTTCTTAGCTGTTGTTAGCGGAGAGTCAGGCATAACCGTCCAGTCTGATTCACTTAAAAGACCTTGCCGCCTGTTCCTAAGACCAGACGCTACCTGCTCGGCTGTGTGAACAAACTCCGCCACAGGTGCAAAGTATTCAACATACCCTGCCTCTGTTAATCCAACCTGATCTTTCAGCCCAGTACGTTGCAAAACTTGGGGGTAAGGTATCTGTTCTTCAATTACGACGCCGTCTACTACATAGTTATACAATACCATTACATGTCTCCCGTGCCTGTTGATGGGAATGAACGTCCCGCGCCCCAAATAATACGGACACAACCGCGACCACCTTTATTAAAACCGCCACCGCCGTTGGTTGAGTTTGATCCTGTACCGCCGCCGCCAGCACCGTATAAACCACCTTGGCGGTCACCAAATGATCCGTAGCTCCACGCACCGTTCTCGCCAATTACGCCGCTCTCACCGCCTGATCCACCACCGCCGGGGTAATATGATCCCCCAGTGCCAGACGCGCCCTGACCGAATGGCCCAGTACCGCCACCTGATGCTCCACCGTGCGTGGAGCTATAAGAACCGCCGCCGCCACCGCCGCCGCCAGTACCCGCTGTGGCTTGGCCTCCGCCATTACCAGTATAACCACCAGCACCACCGCCGCCATACTGGCCGGAAACACCGCCAGTACCGCCACCGTCGCCCACAAATGTGCCGCCAGTGCCGCCATGGCCTCTACCACCCAGAACTGTATTGGCATTGATGAAATAACTATCTGTACCAGCGTAATCATTGCCCTGACCGTTACCGCCCCTACCAACCATAACATCGTAGGTTTGTCCGGGGACTACTGGAATATTATTCTTCCAGCCAAGACCGCCGCCGCAACCTGCATAGGCAGACCACGTTGATCCCTTAGAACCAGAACCGCCACCGATACAAACTACAGATACAGACGTTACTCCAGTAGGGCATGTCCAACTAGACAGTCCATCTCCGTGTCCATAAAAGGCTTGCCCAACTGGGCTAGAACTTCCGCCACCGCTACCACCGCTATCACCGCTAACGCTGCTAGACGAAAAACTAGATGTGCCTTGTGTAAATGACATATTAAACTCCCTCTATCAAAACACCAGAAGTGTAAGCGTCGTAGATTTCCGCATCGCTGTCTCGCGTCAAATAATGTGCAACCGCAAAATAAGACCCAATAGCGTCATGATTTAAGATGTTCCGTGTGCTGGGGGAAGATATATGCGACCATTGAGGTGGTGATGTATTCATATCAATAATACTCAGATCGTCACTTGATTCGCACAAGATCATCGCAATGCCCGGTGCAATTTCAAAACCACCTTGGCCATACTCAGTTGACCCCGAACTTGTGCCTGTTTCGTGGGTAAATTGGGTAGCTGAGCCGCCAATTTCATACCATTGCCAGCGGTCTGTGCCTTGCTCTACGACGTAAGACGTGCCAGCAAGCGTAGTGACGATGGCGGCTCCATCACTGTAAGAACCAACTGCACCATTTGATATTGTTGTAACCGAGCCGTCAGATATTTTAATGACGGACATGTTGCCGGAGTTACCCTCTTGTTTCGTGTAGAGGTAGCCATTGTGGTGTAACAGGAAAGAACCTTGGTTGGATTGTTGCCCGTGAACGGTGGAAGCAGAAGAGAAGTTACTGTTAACTCCAGTTGTTAAATGTCTGCGATTTATCGTGGTGCCGCTGCCGGATGGGATGTTGTACATATATGTACCATCGGTACACGAACCGTGACCCGATCCGAAGCTGTAGCTGGTTTGAGCAGATGAGCTATTATAAACATACTCATAGATGGTATTGCTGTAATACCTAAAGTAAGTGACCTCGGTATCTCCCGGCTTAATAGCTGCAAAGGCAGAATGAGTGTTCGTGCTAGATGTTGTTAAATTCGTTGCCGTGGTTGCCGTGGTATCTGTTCCAGTAGCAGATTGAGCACCTGTACCTTCTACAAATGTAATTCCGTCAGTGCTGTCACAAAACACCATTGCTTTAAAGCTAGCGGTTGTAGGTGTCGCTTTTGCACCAAACTTTAGTTTTAATACAGAACTAACGTCCATTATTAGAGAGCCGCTGGCAATCATGTCCGCAGCTTGGGTAGTGGTTGTGGCAACCGTTCGACCATCATGGTCTAAAGTCGCCACCCCGACAGCTTTACAATTTACTTCTTTTATAACTGCTTTTTGCGTAGAGCTAGTTTGAGCTAATACTACTTCAAAAGCTGATCCATACGTCGGCGTTTGCGTGTGTACGTTTTTAAATACTTTTACTTGTTCAGTAGCCATGAGAGTTTTCCCTTACGAATTAATTAGATGTTTTGCGATGGTTGCGCCAGCGACTGCTTCCCATACTGGGTCGGCATTTGGCCCTTTGGTAGTGAGGACGTGGCCACTAACCCCCGCAGAAAGTGCGGCAGGGGCGGTTGCATTTCGGTACAACACGTCTCCCTGTGACACTATTGTTAGTCCAACATCAGTTCCAGCATTGGCAAATGTTTGCCAATTTCCAGCATCTGAGGCAAAGGAACTCGACGTATGATCTGCGGTTGCGATGTAAACAGAGCCGCCATTGTTAACAATGTCGTCTACCTTATAAACAATCCCAGTTGCCCAGTTGCCTTTCCAATCAATCCCGCCATTGTACTTCTGCCACTTGGATGCGGCTAAGTCTGTTGCGAAAACTGTGGATGCGTGAGCTACTAATACTCGGAAAGTGTTACCACCATAAACAGCAACGTCTCCGGGCTGGTAATCTACCGCCGTAGTCCAGTTGCCGCGTGGGTTAATCCCGCCAAGAAATACAGACCAGTAGGCAGTATCTGTTGGAAGGTTGGCTGTACCTGCAACGATATTCTTATAAAGCGAGCCACCGTAAGCAACTATCTCGTTAGGTACATAGGCAAGCGTATTGTCGTATGCGCCTTTTGGGTTTACGCCCGAAACATAAAGTTCCCAGTTAGCTGTAACTGTTGGTAAATTGCCTGTTGTTTCAGCCAGTGCTCGGTATAGTGCGCCACCGTAGTTTACGACATCATTTAGCGCGTAAGCTGTGGCCGCATTGTATGCGCCACGCGCCTTAATGCCGCCAAGGAACTCAACCCAATAACTTGCGTTGCTTGGGAGGTTGCCAGTAGTATCGCCAGTGGCGCGGTAGAGATTACCACCATAGGCAACAATGTCTCCCGCAACATAGGCGGTAGCCGCGTTGTAAACACCTTCTGCTGTAATTCCGCTAATGAACGCATCCCAATAGGTAGTGTCTGAGGGTAGATTTCCTGTTGTGTCGACCTTGGAAACATAAAGAGCGTTACCGCCATAAGACACAATATCGTTTTTCTGATAGGCAGTAGAATTGACATACTCGCCTTCCCACTGAATACCGTCAGCAAATAGTGACCAGTATGTAGCATTTGGGGGCGTGTTGCCTGTGGTATCAAGGATACAAATGTAAACCTTACCACCGTGAGTGACACCGTCACCTACGCGATACGCCGTTGCATCTGCGTACACAGCTTGGAATTTAAAGCCCTCAACCATCAACGCCCAATAAGTAGTATCTACTGGGAGGTGAGTGCTGGTTTTAAGTCCGTATGTGTAAACATAAATATTACCACCGTATTTTACGATGTCGTTCAACTCGTAGGTGGTGGCGGTATCCCAGTCACCTGCGAAATAGAAACGTAGCTTTCCTAAGTCGATTATCTGAGTCATATCATTTCCATTAGTAAGTGACCGTTATCCCAGCGAAACGTGATGGTGTCTTTCGACCATACCCACGTCTTATAGTCCTCTGGGTCGATGATATTATCATCTGGAAGGCGCACTGGTGTCGTCCCGTCGTTAATGACGTCGATGTTAAGATCACCCGTTTGATACAGCTTAAAGCCGTAGAATGTTTGGTCAGCTAAAGCTGTGCCTTCATAAAAACCATTAGCCATTAGTCGACATCCTCTAGTACCGAAACAACGCAATCCAAAGAGTTAGTAACCTTGGAAACAAGTTGCACCTTTTCACCAGCTTGCATTACTAGCTTTTTACCACTTAAAAAATCATGGGTCGTCCCACCCTCAATTCTGTGTGCGCGTGAAAGGTGGATTATTGTGGAGTCTGCCTTCACGAGTGAAAGCTCCACAGGTAAAGCAGAGCCAGTGATATTCGTTACAGCGCACCCGATCATGATTGATTTTTTACTTGCCGGAACGGTGTAAACGTCTGAAGGCGTTGTGCCTACATCATTCGCAGTAGCGTTCTTAAATTGATAACTAGCCATGTAGTATTACCCCAATGCTATTGCCATAGCCACCGAGCGACTATCTATATAAACTTCTTTGTTTGATTGATCGGTGCGAACCTTGGTTCCACCAAGCCCTAAGAATGTAACAGAGTCTGCCGCACCATTGGCCGTTATGTCGTCCGTATCGCCCGTTGTTCTCTCGTCGCCTTGGACAGTTGTGAAGGCGTTACCCACCGCTTGCGCCACGGAAGCCCAGTGTTTTGCTGAGTAATTTACGTTCCCATCTCGGTCTGTGAACGTAGAGTTTACGCCATGTACTGCATACTTTTCGGCGTCCTCTGCGAACAGGGGTGCTTCGATAATTTGGCTCACATAAGTAGCGGCTGTCGCA